TAAAGCTATAGCCATCACAATTCCTTGGGCAGACACGGCAGATGCTGCGGCTTCGTCTGCATAGGTTTTTGCTGATTTAAGTGTTGTACCATTTGGACTAGAAGAATCTGTAGCCCATGCCTTTGCAGAACCTCCAGATGCAGTAGCATCACCAGAAGCATATTCTTTAGCACTATAAAGACTTGAAGCTACTGCGGAGGTGTCCTTTGTAGCCCATTGTTTAGAAGAACCAGTGGTTACTGTAGTACCTATAGCGTGTTCTTTTGCACTATAGTCACTTCCTGAAACCGCAGTACCATTGGCAAAAGATCCACCTCCTAATGCCCACTGTTTGGAAGATCCATCGGTGTTACCTGAGTGACTTCCTACTGCCCATTCTTTAGAAGAGTAAACACCAGATTGGTCTGCTCCTGAACCTGAAGTATTATCGGATGCAGAACTAAAATGCTGTACTACTCCGTTAATTTTAGTAGCGTAGGATTCTGCGGTATCTCGATGATCCAAAGCATCATCCCTATGAGCACTCACAGAGTCATTAACTGTATCTGCGTATGTCTTATTTACTGCATCATTACCAGCACTAGGAGTGGGTACATTTTTTATAACTTTGGATTTAGCATCCCATTTACCATCGGTGACCAATGGCATTGCATCGTTAGCAATATCAATACTTTCTTGTACAATATGTAACGACTGTTTAGCTTGGGCATCAAGGTCTTGTTCTGTAAGTACCGCAGCGTTAGCATAGTCAACATACGGTGCATCCTTTTTGGATACTCTAGTAAGTCTTACAAGGTCACTGTTTTGTGGGTTAAGTGAGGACCAAGAAGTATCGCTAGTGTTTATTTCTACTCTACTATTAGTAGTATTTACTATCCACAAATCAGTATTAGAAGATCTATCTAGTGTGTTTACTCCTAAGGTTACCTGAAGGGTATCTCCAACATTACTAACGTATTTATCTGCTTCAAGTTGAGTAGTGCTAAATAATGGAGTGTAGTCTAGGGTAGTATAGGAAAGGTCATAGTAATCTACTCCTCCTACAGTTCTTTTAGCACTCTCTAATGCTGATACTGTAGTTTCAAAATATGAATATGCCATTATTGTGTTATGAATGGATTAGTAATTTCACGAGATTCTCCTGCTTTTTCTTGGAAATATTCCCATCTATCTTTTAGGTGTGGACGGACATATTTCCCATCTTTTTTTTCATAAAGGAAATCATCTAATGCATCCATTTTATTACCTCTTAAAGTACTTGATATTTCAAAAGCTAACTCAGATGCAGTCATTTTCCCACCTTCACTTTTAAGACGATATTTTTTTGTCTTTAACTTTTCTTCAAACTTTTTATTTTTTTCTCCGTATAGTTTTGCCCACTGGTATCGTTCTTCAGGTTCTAATGGTATTACATAAGTACCACTTTTACCTACTTGCATAATATTCCAAGTACTAGGATGTGATAAACCTCCTGAAGAAAGATTACCAAGTTGTTGAATCCTTTTGTGAAGCATTGATTTGTTCTTATCCTTAATCTGTCCAGGAACAAGTATTGTTTGAAGTGCATGATTAGGATCATTTAAACGCTTTGTTCCCATTGGGAACCCTAACATATCTAGTTTAGGTATTTTTAAAACATCTGGTGAAAATACATGACGGTATTTTTCTTCTATTTTTAATAGATGGGTTTTCCAAATGTACTCAAGAACACCCTTTGCTTGGTACATACTGTCTTCATCGGTTTTAAAAGAAAAATCATCTATGTCATCTTTTACTAAAGCTACTTTATTATCATAAATTGTAGGATCAATTGCTTTGTTAATTCCACGTATAGCACTACTGTAAAAAGACGATGCAGGATTTATAAACTCTAAGTAATTAATTGCTGGCCTATAAATGTCACCTTTATTTTCTGGAGTAAGAGTTGACAATATATCATCAGCATTTTTAAGTAATGTTTTTTCTGTTAGTATATTTCTAAACTGGTATATTGTATCACCCCAAGCCCGATCCAAAGTGTCATTAAGTTTTAACTTTTCTTCAGTAGTAAGTCCTTCTGTTTGTTCTACTTGTTTTCTATAAGCATGATAAAGACCTCCTAAGACCATAGGGGTAATCATAGGATCTAGTTGTTGTAATCCTACTTTTTTATCTCCTATATCTAAACTGGGAGAAGCAATGTCTTCTTTTGTTTGTTGTTGGAATTGTAATCTGTTTTTAGGATTAAGTACTTCAAAGTATCCTGACTCTGCTAATTTATATCCTGTGAATACTAAAGCACCTCCAGTAATAGTTTTACCTACTGCTAATTGTCTTGCAGCAGGATCTTTTGTGAATATTTTTCTAGAACCTAATAAACCTCTATCAACAATTCCTTCTTGTAGTAATCTAACGATAGTTCTAAAGAATGGTATTTGAGAAAGAATACCTGAAGATATTCCAAATTTACCAAGATCTTTTAAATTACGTTCAACAGTACTACCTTTACTAGGAGTATCTACTTTACTCCTTAATCTATCAAATTTGGCAAGATAACTGTCAGGTTCAAAAGGTTGTGCAAACACTCCTTTACCAGCTAGGTCTTGAGCTTCAAGATGAATGTCTTCAGGTATTTCTCTAAGATACTTAAGATATCTTCCTTGTAGTTCAGTGCCTTTAAGACCTTCTTCAGCAGCTTTTCTGTAAGCTAATGAATGAAAATGCATTCTGTAATTAAATGCTTTAAAGATCTCATCATTAGACATTAACAGTCTACCTGGAAGTCCAGTAATGCTTCCAAACACATCAACAAATTTCCTTAAGTATGGAGTACTGACATTCCAGTTTTCTGCTGTTATAGGATTGTCGTAAGTAAATGCATCTTTAACATACTTATTGTCAGGACCATTACGTTTAAAAGCTTTCATGCCAGCGTACAAAGGACTATTTTTAAATCCTTCTACTCCATATAATCCTGTCATTTCTAAAAATGCTTGCATAAAGCCAAACTGCATTGCATTAAACTCACCTCCAGTAATACCACCTTTTGCTTCTTTACCAATGGCTTTTAATGCTCCTCTTTCTACAGCACCGTATGCAGCTCCAATCCCTGTTTCGGCAAGTTGCATTCCTAGCATAACCGTAGCACCAAATGAGTTTGCCATTTGTGTCTTAGGTAAACTAAGCATCCCATTAATTGCCGTAAAGATAAGACTTCTTCCTGTTTTACCTACAAGGCTATGCCGTAACATAGCTGACAATTGTTCTGGAGTATCCATGTTGGAAAGGTGATCAATTAACTTTTCGTTAAGTTCACTACCACCAAGGGTATCCAGTATCTGTGCTATATTTTTACTTTGATTAAGTGTGCTTTTAGAATGGTATCTAAGAGCAGCCATAGTACGAGCAATGTTAGTAGGGATACCTTGGACATGAGATTGAAAAGCAGTATGACGAACCATAGCCCTTCTAAGTTCTACTTTTGCTTGTTCCCTATCTTTAAATCCAGCTTTAGTAATTAAACTTAGATCACTTCTAGAATCTTTAAGTAATTTTGTAAGTGACCCTACGTAACTAATCGAGTCTACTACAAGGTGTCTAAGAGCAAGTACAGTAGAATCGAGGTGTTCAGTCTCTCCTTTTATCATTAAAGCTACTTTGTCCATTCCACCAACAAGTGCAGTTATGTCTGCTTCTGCTTGGCTTACATTAGCTTTAGTAATAATATGTTTTCGGATTTTACCAGCTTTAGACTGTACTCCTTTTTTCTTATGAGTACCTTTAGGATACTTTCGTTCTATTACTGTAGCAATCTCTTGTATGAGTTGCTTAATATCGTCAGGAGCATTAATCCTATTGTAATTAACTCCAAGAGGAGAAGAATTAAAGTCTGCTACATCTCTAAAATCTAAGTCTGTTTCTTCAAATACATTAGGTTTAATTTTCCTAGTGTTTATGAATTGATAAGTAGGAGGTTTAACATTACTTTTGATAGTACCATCTACTTCTTCTAAAGGAGGTGGAACAGGATTTTCTTCAAAGTTCTTTATGGTTACATGGTTTTCTGGATTGTACTTGCGGAATACTGGTCTTAGTACTTTAAGTACTTTATCAACTGCTACAGAATCTAAGAATCCTCCAAGGAAGTTCTTTACTCTTTGGACATACTCAGGATCATCTGGATTCTTCATGAATGCTTTTACAAGCGGAGTACTCTCTTTGTCAGCACCGAATAACTGAAGAATAGCATCTACTGTATTAGGGTTATCCGCAGCTTTACCAAAAGCTTCTATAAGACCCCCTGAGATAGCATCTGCGGTCATTCGGGGCATCTTGTAGAGTCTTGTAGCTAACCCACCTACTCCCAATGCAGGAACACCAGTAGATAAAGTTTCACCTATGAGATCTCCAGTGAGACTATCTGAAATAACTCCATCTTTACGCATTTGGTCATCTGTCATAAAGAATGGTGTCTCCCTTAGGTAATCCCTGACAGAATTAGGAAATGGTTCTGTAACCATCTCATTAAACTTTCCTGCGGTTTGCCAAGGTGCTTCTACTATTCCATTTGTGACATCATCCCAGAATCTTCCAGGACCACCGCTTTCATACCATTCAGTTGCACTTTGTTTCACCATCTGGAATGTTTCCTCCGCAGAGGGCATTTCCATTTCCCTGTTAGCACCTTTTATAAACTCTTTATCGGTATCCTCAGACTCCGATTCTGGTTGTATAAAACTTTGTCTAGTTTTCATAACTTAAATTAAGGTGTATTTTCCATGAACCACAGAACAGCTTTGTGAACGCTTTCTTTTTTATTAGGATCTAATCCTTTAAACATTCCTCTACCCATTATATAATCATTTTGTATAGCTAATTTTGCTTGTTTTTGGTCTGATGGTATTCCTTTATATTTATTATACCTCTCATTCGTACCTAGCTGGGTAAGATAAGGAGCAAATATTTTATTAAACTCTGTTGGATTAGTATCTCTTTCAGCATAAGAAGCTTCCATGTCTTCCACAGAATACGTTACTTTTTCTACTTCTTTATCTTCTGGTTCAGTATCTATTTTTCTGTTAGTAATATCTTCTAATACTTTTTTTACTAATTCTGCTGATTCTCCTGCTTGAACTTTTGATCTTTCTTCTAGTTCTATAAATTTATCATTATTATGTATTTGTTCTGCTAGTATTTCTCCTTGTTCTGCTACTTGATCTTCAGTGGGTACACTATCTAAACTTTCGGCCCATTTTCTCATTTGATTTTTGAAAATAAACCTAGCTTCATTATAAGCTGCATATATTTCTGCTCTACCAGTTGCAGAAAACGGAGATAGTTTTCCTGGATTGTATCTACCTATTGTTCTCTCAAGTATATTTTTATATGCTTCGTATTTAGTCCAAGGGTAATCTCTAGGATCTTTTTTGACATAACCACGTAGTCTTAAACCATCACTAATGGTTAACTCTTGAGTTGCAATGCTTCTTGTAATGTCATCTTGAATAAGGAATTGCTCTGCTTCATCATTAGGATCTCTAGCATCAATTCGATCTAGTAAATCTGTAAATACTTCTGTATCTGTTGTGGTAGTTGCAGGAGCATTTTCTTCTTTAGCAATCTTATTGATTTGATCAAGTTTACTGTAAATTGTAAAAGGGTTAAATCCAGCATCAGTAAATAATTGATGATTATTTTTAAGTACTTCTCTGTTACCTTCTAAATTTAATGGATCTTTAAGCATTGTATCAAACAAACGAATTGCATTTTCTTTTTTTTCATTCGTTTTTTTGTTTGCATCAGCTACAGATTTTAATTGACTTGCTTCCTGCCATAATCCATATAGACGAGTTCTTTCTTTTCCAAGTTGACCTAATAACATTGTTGCTTGTTCCTTGCTAATAACATTGTTACCAAGGTCAGTAAATATATCTTGATGAATCTTTGCTATATTTTCGGTTATACTTGCATACTCATGGTAAGCATCTACATCTGTAATTTTTGTAAGATCATTAGATATTGTTTCACCAATTCTTCCAGTTACATTATTAGATTTAAGCTGGTCTCTTTCGTTATTTAACTTGTCTATTCGTTCTGCTGTTTTATCCTGCCTATCGTCTGAAAACTTTTTAAGTTCTCTTGCTTGATCTAATAATTCATCAAGGATTTTTGATTCTTCACCTGGTTTGGCTAATGCCACAAATAATGGCATATTTGCAGATATTAATTCCCTGTTTCCTTGAAGATCATAGTCGTGATTTTCTATGTGTGTTCTTATTGTTGATACAACACCACCTAAAGACTTTTGTTCTAACTCTTTAGTTTTTTCAGTATATCTTTCTACTTCTTTTCTTTTTTCTTCTTCTAATTGATTTCTTTTAGAAGTCCATGAATTAGCATAACTTGTAATTTTTTCAGATAATCCTTTAACTTGTACTAATGGAGGACCATTTTTATTAGGTTTAAAAAGAAATTCAGGATTTATTCGATCAAGAGTTTCAAGAGTAGCATTCTGAAGTCTTCCTTCTAGAGCATTAATAAGCATTATATCTTTATCAAGAGTGCTTATAGTACTTCCTGGGCCGATAATACTATCTCGATATTCGGGCCATTGGTCTGGAACTGCACCAGTTTTAGGAAGTTTATTAATAAATAAACCTACGCTTGTTGCAGTATCTCTAAGCATTCCATCTGCTATACCTTTTGCATAATCCCTAGCGTATGCTTTACGATATACTCCTAACCCTTTTTCTATGTTAATAGAAGAATGGTAATCTCTTCCAAATCTTTGGTATATTTCATTTCTTAGTTGTCCTAACTCTAAACTGAAATAAGTTTCAAACTTTATAGGAGTTCCGTCTGGATTTTCTTCAGTGACTGATCCTTCTTTTGTAGGAAGGGCATTTTCCTTTTTGAAGTAATCGTATTTTAATCTTGTCTCTGATAAGAATCTATCTGCTTCCTCAACTGCAATAGTATTAAATATTTCTGATGTATGATATGCTTGTCTGTGTTTCCAGAATTTCTGAACTGCATGTAGATTATGATAAGTAAGTTGTAATGGATTTTTTATACCGTCTGGTAAATCATCATCACTTTTTATATCCTTAACTTCACCAGAAGTAGGATTTATTACTTTCCATATAGGTTCACCATCAACTAAAACACCATCTTTATCTACATTTTCTTTAAAGATAAACCCACTGTCAGCAAGTGTTTCTCCAAGTAACTTTTGCTGATCTTCTAGTTTTTGCTGTTTAATAGCATCGTTCTTTTTAGACTCTGCGAATCCTTCTCCAAGGGCAAATGCTAGACTTCTAAGAGCAGGACTGACTTGACCAAGTGCTTTTGCAATTTGTTCATTTCGTGAAGCACTTCCCATTTTTGCAGAAACTTTTCCATACTGTGCAGGAACATTGGGTATACTAGCACCTCCAGAAGTTTGTATTGATGCTTGAGAAGGTCTGTATTCTAAGCCAGAATACTTAATAGTTCTTTTTTGTTCTGACATTATTATCCAGTAGGAAAGTTATTTTTTTCTGAATATCTACTAGGGTTCATTTTTCTACTTAAACGATAAGAATCAGACCAGCTACTCAACCAACTTGCTCCTGTGCCATAAAATGCTGCTTCACTATCCATACCCATGTGCTCACCAGTTTTAAATGCATTAATGTTCATGTCAGAACCTAGTAATCCCATGTCTGTTTGAGTTTGTAGGTTGTCTCTGGCAAACCCAAAGTTAGACCCTAATGTTTCAATATCACGATCAATATTAAGTTTATTTTCAGTTAACCTTCTATCAATAGTACCAAATATTCTATTGACAGTATTACCTGTCATACTGTAATCACCTAGTCCTGCTACGTTAGTACCGTAAGCTTCTCGAAAAGCAATATCTTGTTTAAGTTTTTGATCATTTAATTTTTGCCTTTCCATGTCTTCTGCAAGACTTAGCTGCTTAGATTTTTCAAGGTTTTGCTCTTGAGCTTTTTCTTGCATCTCATTCTGAAGTCTGGCATTTTCTTCAGCCATTTCAGTTTGAGCATCAGCAGCATCCTTTTGAGCTTGGGCTTGTCTTCTTGTTATTTCCATTGTGAGGTACATTTGAGCTAACATATAAGCCCACATACCGTAAGTTACTCCCAAAAACATATTTATATCCTTTGTGATCTAAGTCGTGAAAGTCCTTCCCATTCTGCACTCTGGAACACGCAAGGTAGATAGGTGTCATTCAGGATGTCTATGGTAACTTTGTCAGTCCTGGCAAGGATGGGGAATCTGTACTTACCACCTTGAAGTGCTCGTCTACCAAGAGTAAAAGCACCTACAAGAAGAGAGGTAAATCTATTGGTTCTTTTGGTTCTTAAAGTTGGCTGGACTTCTACTTGGAAATACCCTGTGTCATTGTAGATAATACTCATGTTTCTCAGTTGTGTTATCTGAGAAGTAATAGTCTCACCATCTTGTTTAACTACTTGTTCTGATATCCTATATTTAAATGTATAAGGTATTCCTGCGTATACCGTAGGTGTACCACTCTTAGTTCCTGCGGTAACAAGTTGTTGCCACCTTGCAGTTCCTTGAGCAAGTACAGAATTTAGCTTTGAAGCTGGTATAATCTCCCCTGTCTCTACTACATATTGAAGGTCACTACTGGTATATGGGACTGTGGTGGTTGCTCCAGTTTTAAGTGCAACCCTTCTATCAAGCATCACTGGCTGAGAGTCCAGCATGACACTGGATGCATCGTCACTTGAGAGGTTGATCTTTTCCAAGTACATAGCATCTGATCTGTTAAATAAGATGTAGATGTTAGATCCTAAGAATGTGCATCCTTCTACATCTGCATCAAAGATCCACTTGGACCATGATGACTGTAGCTTCTGGTTGTTATCCCAGAACCATCGGTACACGTAGAGATTCTTTTTGTCATCACTGGTTCCTACAAGGGAGATATTCTCGTTAGAAGATGTCACCAGTTTGGTCACGGTTCCCTTGAGATACTCAGGACAATGTGCAGTTATTTCTTGGGCATCATTACTCTCCGTGGTCATGTCCACGTAGTACTCACGCATACCTGAGAAACTCCCACGCTTAAATGGGAAGTACACAAACTTTCCTGCAGCCACAGGCTTGACTTCTGTAGATGTCTCAAACTGTGTAGCTACATCGATGGTAGCACCAAGAGGTGTAAGGGCATCCGTACTGGTCAGCTTGAATTGCTGAAGATCTGAGAACATGATCAGTGACTCGTCAAAAGGCACTGCATGTTTAAGAATGGATACTTGGTTATTGGATACCGCTAGGTCAATAGGATCACTATCGACTACTGTAAGAACCGTTGTGGCAAAAAGATTAAAGAATGAAGAGGTTTCACTGAAGATTACGTTTTCATCACTTAGGAATCCAAGACGGTTCCTGTGAAAGAAGATGTCATTGATCTTGTACCCTGCAAATGAAGGGAACGGATTTGTATTTTCATCACCTACCTTTCGTTCATCCCAATTAACTGTGGTGTATATAAAGTATATCTGGTTTGCTTGGCCTGTGACTGTACCACTTCCATCATCCTGTGCTTTGTATAGCTGATGGGGCATTGTGGTAGCATCAAACTTAATTCTTAAAGTATCTAAGTCTGTACTAGAAGTTTGATTTGGTCTTTTAGGTTCATTGGTTTCTTTCCAGTTATCCCCATTCCAATATACATAGTAGTCATCTTGGTTCTTTTCAAGAATACCACCTACTTTAATATTGAAGTTTTCTGGTGGTCCCTCTGGTGGTAGTTTTGTAAAAGTAGATACTTCATTGTGACCAGTAAAACCAAGAATATTACCGTATCCTTCACCGTCTTCTACTTCTATTTTAAAATTTACAGTACTACTGGCAAAGTAAATGATACTACTGTCTGCTTGCATCTGCATACTAATGCCATTTTTAGTATAAGTAGTAAGTCCACCGCTAGTTATTTGTCCATATACACCAGTAGCAGTTGTACCAGTTACAGCAGTAAGATCGGCAGAAGCAGATGCACGAATTAAATAAGAACTATTCCAATCAGAAGCATGTGTTGGACTCGTTTGTTGTCCAGGGTCTGTTACCAATCCAGTTCCAGCAGCATTAGCTTCATCATGTTTACCGCTAAATAATGCCTGTGCTATATGCTGTGTAGTTACAAATGCTTCTGTAGTGGTTTGTGCAGTTGTAGATCCAGTTACTTGATCATCAGTAATACTGTTAGTAGTAGTAGTCTCAGTTACACCTGGAGGTACTGTGTAATCTGCGGAAAATAAAACTGTTCCGCTATCGTTTTTAACTCTTATTTTATAAGTATTTGCATAAGATCCCTTCTTAACAAATACCATTCCTTCATAGTTACGGCTTGCACTGGTAGTAGTGGCATCCTTTAAAACAGTCTTTCGTTTATTAACAATAAAAGTATAGTCAGCAACGGTAGTCGCAGTGAAATCTGTGGATGCATTAGCACCAGTTTCGGACATCCCTGCGGTAAGATAGGATACATCTGCACCAGTACCATTAAGGAGTACTTTAGCACCGCTACTGTTAATGGTGTATATAGGTACTCTTGATCCTGCACCAGAACTGACTGCACCAGTGAGATCAAAGAGTGCTAACTTATCTCTGTTATCACTGTTATCTGGAGTAACAACCAATGCATACGCTTCGTTCTCATCTCTCCGTATTGTGTGGAAGAACGAATCGGTACTTTGGGTAAGGTTGGAACCTCCAGCATTAGATAATTTAGCTACGTGCTCAGAAGGAGGTCTCTTTGCTAATCCCTTTACTACTGAAGATAAAGCATTCTCTTGTATTGATCCTTGAGTAGGTAGCCTTAGTGGTGCTGGTTGTTGAGATATACCATTGATAAAGTTAGGTATACTTCCAGATACTAAAGGCATAATATTAAGTGGTATTTGCTAATGAAGAAGAATCTGAGGTAACGTATTGAAAGTCTCTTAGAATGGTCTCTGCTACATCATAACTATCAAAGATATTAAAGTCTCCAGTGTCAGCTTGGTAATCTTGTAGTTCTATCCACGCACGTTCTTCATCTTCTTGTTGAAATCGATGGAGAGACTCTGAACCAAGGACTGAATCTTGGAATATTCTGGCAGCCTTAAGCATGATGTATCTTCTAGCTGTTTCAGGAAGATCTTCAAACTCAAGCTGAGTTACTATGTCTACTTTAACAGGGTCACTAAACTCGTAAGTATGAGTTGCTCTGTCATATAGTCTTCGTCCTCTTTCTACTACATCAGTAGATGATTGTCTTATTGTATCTCGTGTATCTACCTTAAGTGTATTTGAAGGAAGATTAATGTACTTAGTAGTAGCATCTGGAGTTAGTGAATAGTCTATGTCTGTATTAAATACCCATCCCTTTGATTGTACTTCTCTACTGGAATTGTTAAGTATTGTTTCGGCTAATTCAGCATCTTCAAGACCAGAAGTAAGTGTGTTTACTGGTGACTCTCCAATTCGGGAGAGCATCACATTAATTGCTTCTAATTTAGATGTGGGAGACATTGGTATTCTTTGTAAAAAAAAGGGGAACCCCTATAATAAAAGAGTTCCCCCTAAGGTTGACTAAGTGTTGCTTAGATTATTTTCCTGCGATCAAAGCAACGGCACACGCTGGGCGAAGAATATTATGGCCCATCGCATATTTGCTCACCATTAAAGTACCTTGTCGATTAATCTGGTACTCGCTCTCAACACTGAGATCCATGAGCTTTGCAGTAGCCACTGCATCTTTGGTCATGACAACCGCACGAACACGTAGAGCAACATCAGAAATATATGCTGAGTCTCTATTGGAACTTGCAGTGTTATCTACTTCTGTTACCCACTGGTTAGCAGTAGCAACTGCTGGAACATCATATTGATATGTTCTACCAGATCCTACAGTAGTAGCTAAAGGTTGGTTTGAACCCCATGCAGGAGCAGTTGCCTGAGTCTTATGAACAAGAGACCGATCAACATTAGTTGCTGATGTACTTGTCTGAGACCACAAAGCTGAAGACCAAGTGGTTCCACCAGTAGTGGTGTAAGAACCAAGATGATTGGTCACATAGATAGGCATTCCAAGAATAGTTGGAACCTGTCCACTTGCGATACTTCCAGATCCACCAACGTCACGATTAAAGATCATGAAGTCGCTAATAGCGGTAGAAGCATCTTGTTTGAACATGTCATAGTACATGTCAGTAGACATAACTACGAAAGGTTCTCCAGGAACATCTTTGTTTTCAAGGATACGCTTGGCATCCATGATAGCTTGAGCAATGTGCTTAGATTGACGTTGCTTTGCTACATCAGAAGTTGTTCCTGTGGATGCACCAATGACTACGTTCTCTGTGAAATCTTCATCATCAAACGCAACGTAATCTTGGACCATTCCTTTACTGTGAGCAGCAGCTCCAGCCATTGCAGACGTTTCGCAGAGGGCAGCTTTAATAGCTAACCTAAGGATGTTCTGGTCTGCTATTTTACCTAGAGAAAACCCTGCTTCTTGGGTGTAGACGGATCTGATGTCATAATGTTGCATCGCCTCATCAATCTTTGGGATAAACTGAGCGTTCAACAAGAGGTCATCAATGGAGACCACACGTTCTGCTTGCTTTGAAGCACTTGGTTTGATCTCATCACCAGGGGTGTGGTAGGCTGCATCACGATATTTTCCTGTCATTGGGAATTGTGCAGACTTACCTTTCGTGAGGGTTCTAACACGATGCAAAGGCATCATGATGTTTTTACTTTGAAACGCTGTAAGCACCTCACCAGCATACAACTTAAGGAATAATTCCCTTACCCCTCCTTGGGCATCACGGTTATTCAGTGCGTTGACTGCACCAGAACGATGTATTCCAGCTTCAACCGTACTGCTAACAGAGGTATCACTATAATCTGTAGCCATTCTACTTTATTATTTATAGAGTGTGATTAATAAATACACATGTGCATATACAAGCACATAATGAATGAATATGTGTTAATCAACTCCCTACAAACTTTCGGTCTAATGTTATCCTCCTCAGAGGGCATAGCTTAATTGTCTGATTTGAGCTATCGTCACATAATAGAAGATCTCTCCAATGTTCTTGCTACTTGAGCACGATATGCAGGATCTTTTTCGTAGCGAGGATCTGCCATTGATTCTGTTAGTTGATGTAACGAACCAAATCTTTCCCCACCAGTGTTTGCAGTGGACCCTTGGAGTAAGCTAGGCTCACTTCCTTGGTCCTGCATGTATCTTGTGTAAAGACTATTAACTGCGAACTGCATGTTGTTACTTTGATTGGTATCTATGTTCGCATTAAAAGCTTCGATCTCCCCATCACTGAGGTTATCTGATGCCCAATCTAGCATCTGTTCATATTGTTTTTCTCCCCCTACCATACTGTAGACATTAGATGCTAACTGTCCCTGCATCGCTTGTTGTCCTTGGAGATAGTTATCCACGAGATTACGTGAGATCCCTGCTTGCTCCAAAGCAGTGTAGGCTGGATCACTTAAGGAACCTGAAGATTCAAATTCCTCTGCAAATTTATCAAAGTCTAAAC